ATTTTTTGACATGTCGATTAACCCTCCTTAAACCTTACGTCTTTCAACAAGGTATTTAGGGCAGCTGCTCTTAACGGTAAGAACTTTGTGAGCCTTCTTTGTAGTTTCAAAATTACCTAAAGAAGGACCGCCGGGTTTTCTCATTTCTGCAACCTTAGATTTCTCTTTAACATCTTTGAGTGCAATTGTAGCGTCGAAGTCTTCTTTCTTAGGGAAACTAAATTTGTTTCCTTCAAGATAAAGCCAAAGAACTTCTGCAAAGAAATCATACATCCAGTCGAGATTTCCTACTGCAAAATCTGCAGATTCCACGATACCGGATTCAGTACGATCAATTCCTGCTCTTTCAACAACACCTCTGAGCCACTTACGGAATTCCTTACCACATGCTACATCTTTGTAGCCCTGGAATTCACCCTTCTTAATGATAGCAACCTGAGAACTAAACTCAGGATCTGCCGCTGCTGCATTTATTAAACGATCAAAATTAGAACGGTTAAACTGGTTAAGCTTCTTTTCACCGTCTGCATTGATCTTAGCAGCAATGGATGACAATACTTCATTAATTGATTCTTTTGCCATTTTTGTTTCCTCCATTTTATTATTTTTATTGAAACGGCATATTGATGCCATTGCAACCTTAGTAGGTTCATGATTACCAAAGATACTTTCGAAAATATCCTCTTTAAATATATCAGGTAGTTCGTTTTCAACTTCTCTAGTAATCTTATTTCTATAATCTGTTATTGAAATTATATTTTCCATAATGATTATTAATGCCAAATTTGTTTAGTGTCTTTTTTGGCTCTCCTTTTCTTTAGGAGTATTTCCAACATTTCTGAAATATTGAAATCTTCGTACTTGTCGGTTACTTTCTTTTTCTTCTTTTTCTTACCACTCATAAGTAACACTCCTTTCTTACACGATTGTGAACTATAACTTTATTTTTTACGTGATAATTCTAAGTATTTATTAATATTGGAAGTAATATACTCATTAAATCTAGTCATATCATCTTCTGCTATATTCAAAACCTTACATGCATATGTAATGTTTTTGAGTTTAGGTATCAGGCGTTTATCTATTTTTAGAAACAATGTAGATTTACCAAATTTATGGGATTGAGTAACTATCTTTTTATTCACTAAAATAAAATCATCAATCCAGTTTTTTACTTGAAGTTTATCATTTACCATAAATGATAAAAACTTATTAAATTCTCGTCTTTTAATATAGATAAACTCGTTATTTTCTGAATTTATAAATCCATTTGGTTTTTCATCTTCAAATACATATTGATGATATGATTGTGTGATATATGCAATATCATCAATGTAAACTGATAATAAGAATAAAATTCCTTTGTTTGTTTTAAGTTTATTAACAATTTCTTTATCGTGAGTCATATAAATTATCTCCTTTGTATAATACCTAAAATATAATATATCTTTATTTTTAGCATTTTAAGCATGAAAAAATCATGGAAACAATTGTTTAATACGTTAAAGAAATGAGGTCTAGAATATGAATTTAGAAGCTCAAAAAATGAGATTTGAACGTATTGATGAATGCTTCGCTGAACTTAAGAAAAATAGACGTAAACCGAACGTCATTCATTCTATAGAAAGAAATTTATCTGAAGTATTTAATCAGACGTTTTCTATTACAATACTTGAAACTAAAAGAACTGACGCTTGCTTTGTAATGTCAGTATTTCCCGAAATGGCTACTATTGATAAAATTATTGAATCTATCATAAATGAAAGCTCTAGTAGTGTAGTACATGAGTTATGGGCTAAAAATAACTCCTGGATCATAGAAATTGACAGACGTATATTAGATGATACGATTGCTCCGTTATCTTCAAGAGAATGTACTGCTTTACTTCTTCATGAAGTAGCTCATACAATTCATAGTAATTCTGTACCTTCACGAATCAGTAGAGTACTTAAGTATGAATTTGCAAATATGAATACAGGAATTAAGACTGTTTTAAAAACAGATAGATTTAAGAAAATTCTTTCTTTACCTATAGTAGATTCTTGTAGTCTGAAATTTGCTAAATCAGATCTCAAAGAGGAAATTGCAGCTGATAACTATGCTAAAAATTTAGGATATGGAATGGAATTATCTTCAGCACTTGATAAATTCATTAATCCTAGTGATCCTGACAAAGCTATGAAAACAGTTACCAATTTCTCAGTTGAAGTTATTGATAACTTTAGAGAAAGAAAAGCAAAACTCAATCAGCGTAATTTTGATAAATTAATATCAGTTACACCTAGTGCATTTATCGGTGGCGTTTTAAAAGATATCCGTCATACTTATACTGAAGGATCTGAAGATACATCTATGAATGATGAAGTTTACATGAATTATATTTGTGAATCTGTAAACGATATTATCGATAATTACTATACTGAATTTTTCTTTAGTAAAAAGAAACTCAAAAGACTTGATGAGTATGACATCGATTACATTACCGTGGAGATTGATAAGATTAGAACCAATGATGATAAGTTATTGATCTTATCATATACAAGAAGTAAAATTGATACAGTTCAGTACTATATCGATATTCTAAAGAGTGATAAATACTCTAAAAAATACGAAGTTCCTCATTCTATGGAATATCTTGTAGCATACAAGAATAAACTTGAGCAGTGTATAACAAGAGCAATTAATAAAAAAATTGAAGATAAATACATTGGGTTTAAAGTTAATTATCCAGTTGGATACGAAGGATAAAAAAGAAGGAAGTAGGTTATTCTACTTCCTTCTGTTTCTTTTCATTTTTAAGTTCTTCAAGACGTTTTTCAGCATCTCTTATATCAGCCTCCAATGTTCCAATGGATTTCTCCATCATTCTTCTTGCTGATACAATTTCATGCTTTCCCATTACTATGGCAAGACCTGTTCTATTAGATAAATCAATGAATTCTTTCTTGTACTGAACCAATTTTTGTTTCATTCCATTAAGCTCCTGTTCAAGAAGCATAATTTCCGTTTCCATTATTATAAGTTCACTCATAGTGTAACCTCCCATATAAAAAATTTCGAGATTATCCGACGGAAGGTGTAGCCCTGTTATGGCTATCTTTATAAACCTCCCATCGGATTCTCCTTTTGTTTTCCCTTTGTTACCAAAGGGGTTTGGCTTGATTCTCCCTTCCACTATTACCATGGTTAGGGCGCGTGCCAGTTCGAATACTTTCGTACTCTACTTTACTCAGTTCTCATTGAAAGTCTTTCTCTTCCAACTACCTTTTCAACAGCCTAGGGGTGACTTTTAACAAACTCTATGGTTTGCCTATCTTTCGATATTTCGGTTACACCCTCCACCCATTCCCGTAGGGAGTAGGGTGGATATTGACACGCTTATACATTCAGATGAACAAGAGAATCATTTATGTAGAACTGAGACCTTAGTCTTCAGTTGCTACCTCTTCATCTGCATCAGCTTCTTCTTCAAAAGCTTCTGCAACTTCTTCAGCGATCTCTTCGATCTTCTGAGATACTTCAGCTTCCATATGCTTCTTAGCAGCTTTTTCAGCTTTCTTAATTTCGTGCTGAGCCTTAATATCTTCAGCCTTATCAGATACTGCATTACTGATCTTACTAATACCTTTCTTAACACCAAGGTATGCAGTTCCTACTGCTACACCGGTACCATGAGCAATAAGTCCAACAGTATCAAGTACCAATGTACTTGCCACGTTGACACCCACGTCATAACCGAAGTTCTTACAGGTCTTCTTGAACTTTCTTCTCTCGAAGTAATTCATTCCAGCTGCCTTAGTCATCTTATCGAAACCTGCGTTTGCTTTCTTGCTGATAGTTGCGATTGTATTAGTTTTCTTCATATAAACCTCCGGCTCTTGGCTTTCGCCTCCACCATAAAATTAATTTAATTGCCTCACTTTATTGTGAGCGCTATTTAGTTGTGTCTGCCTATAGATCACTATGAATATGTGCTATAGCGCTATGAAGTTTTTATAAGGATAGACGATTTTTATTATCATCATTTCCTTTATTTCACATAAATATTATATGTTTATAAATTCCGACTTTACGGTTAACCTCTTCTACATGGTTTAATACCAAGTAATTCATCCATTCTCTCAGAGAATATTTCATTGAAATCTTCTAATATCTCATTTTCATCTTCCGATATAGAACGAATCACAGAACCGTTTAGTCCGTAATTTATCATCTCTTTGTCTTTCCAACCGAGTTCAATAGTTTCATCCCGGTCGATAATATCTTGACAATGCATATAAAACTTACTATTTGTCGGATTTAATTTATCACATAAATTTACATATGCATGAGATAATGAAACTTTTAGCTTGTAGCTTCTTTTCCTTCGTTCATCTATTGAAGGAGCTTTGGATTTTTCTTTATTTAGTTTTTCCATGAGCGTTACCTCCCTATATTAATTTGTCACTATAATAATATATCTATGAAAAGTTTAATTTTTCGTTGAAAGGACTTTATTTTAATGAAAGGAGGTAATCCATTACATGGGACGATTGAAAAAATATAATGGACGCCTTTATGATATAGGAACATCTAATGTGTCTTTTCTTCAGTTAGCTACTGACTTAAAGCAATTAGGTGTTAAGAACTACTATTTCATGCTTGAAGTATATGATCCTGTAGTTTTAACTATAGATCCTTATAAATGCGATGAAAATGGTGTTTGTACATTAACAAAAGATGAGATTGTACGAGTAGTTACTGAATGTAGAAGAAATCCATGGTATTATCTAAGAGAAGTATGTAGAATACCTGATCCTGGTAATCCTAAGGGAATTCCTTATAAAGCAAATCGAGGAAATATAGCACAAGCATTTTTATTCTTACACGGAATAGATTCATGGCTTTGTTTACCTCGTCAGCAAGGTAAAACGCAATCTGCACTTGCTATTCAGGCTTGGGGGTATTCATTTGGTACTACAAATACATCATTTATTTTTGTTAATAAACAACAACCCGACGCAAAGGAAAACTTAGCACGTATTAAGACACAGATAGATTTATTACCTGAGTATTTGCGATTTGAATCATTCTTTGATGATGAAAATGGTAAAACTGTGAAAGCTATTAAAAACGCTACAGAAATGAGGCATCCTGTAACTAAGAACAGAATTTCTGTTCGTGCAGGTGCTGCTTCTAAAGCGAAAGCTATTTCACTTGCTCGAGGTTTATCTGCTGCTATTATTCATTATGATGAGCCAGAGTTTACTGACTTTATAAAAGAAATTGTGGAAAACTCTGTATCAACTTATGAAACAGCTGCACGTGCTGCAGAAATGAATGGATCATTATACGGAAGAATCTTTACGTGGATTTTACGCGTAAGTAAAACCTCTTTAATTGCGGGAACGAATTCGTTATGTCTTTACTACTAAACTAAGATAGTAATATACTTAGTGGCAATGGGTAACTCCAAAGGTATAGTAAAAAGGTAAAGAATAGAATCAATCCGCAGCGAAGATATAATCGTAAAAATAAAAAAATAAGATTGCTCTTATTTTTTCCTATGCAAGGGCTGCTCGGGCTTGCACTGTCACCCGTCTGTTTAAGTGCTGTGGAGTGGCTAGTTCCACTTGGCTTTTGATTCTACATAGGTTTTGTTTGGAGCAGCCTCATAATCACCACGTCCCAACCAATACTGCCGTATGGTGGTTAGCCTAGACGTTACGCCCCTAGGCCTGCGATTCTTGTATACCGGTTCGTGTTGATACAGTGTGTAATCCCTTTTATATTACACTATACAAGATTAGGGTAAATAATAACTCCTTATGAACCGGACTGTTTTTATTATTTACACTAAAATATTATATGTTTGAAAATTTTAACTTTACGATTATATAACGTTCAACGACTATCGAAAGCATAACTATAGAGAAATACTATAGTGAAGAAGCGAGTAGAGTAGGAGAAATCCGAAATAGGAGGCAATATTAATTTGGTAACAGAATTAATATTGAAGATATAGTCTAATATTTTTAACAAAATATGGTACCCCAGGAGATCTTGATAGTAATGCTGGTATTTCAGCTCAAATAATTCTTGATAAGACCGTTAAGTGGTCAGAGCGTTTATACGATATGACTAAAGATGAAATGAAAGAATTTGCTAAAGCTGGTGAATCTAACCGCATTATTTATATTGAGTTCCAGTATTATCAGATTGGTTTGGATGAAGAATGGTTATCTAAGATGAGTAATATGATCGGTGATGCACTTGTTGTTCGTCGAGAAATCCTACTTCAGAGATTACATGGTTCATCACTTTCTCCTTATCCTCAGGAAGATATTGAGTATATCGTCGAGAATATGCATAAACCAATCGATGTTTTATTTGTAAAAGATTACTACCAGTTTATGATTTATGAAGAATTAGATCCTTCTATTCCTTACATTGTCGGTGTTGACTGTTCAACAGGTACAAATAAGGATAATAATGCTATTACTGGTATTAATCCATATACAACTAGACCTGCATTTGAATTTGCTTGTTCTTATGTTGGTGAAACGTTGTATGAACAGATTATTATTGAATTAGTAACACGCCATGTACCTAAAGCTATCGTTTGTGTAGAACGAAATAGTGTAGGTGATGGTATTATCGACCATTTACTTCAGTCAAGAATTGCATCTAGATTATATTATGATAGAGCAAAAGATCTTACTGAAGAAAACAAAAAAGAATATGAGACAATAGAGTCAATGCTTAAAAAACAAGCAGCACAAAAATCTTTCTATGGTGTATACACAGAAGGTCATTCTAGAGAAGCAATGTTTGCTATTCTGGCTAGACGTATTTCTGAAAATAAAGATGATTTTATTGCAGAGAACGTTATTACAGATATATCTCGATTAGTACGTACATCATCAGGAAAGATTGCAGCTGGTCCAGGCTCGAAAATCGCTATGAATTCTACATTTATAATGCATCAACATATCATTAATTATTAATGAATTGAGGTGCATTTATTTTGCCAATAATAAAAGAAATAGAAGATAATAGAGAAGGAATTGAATTTAAAAAACTTATAACTTTATCAAATGGAATAATTGGGAAAAATATCACTATTGATATTAAATATAATGATGAAATATATAAAATTCAAACTAAATATTTAATAACTGAGGATAGTCGAATATTTAATATATTTACAGAAAAAGAACTTAAAGGATATATATCAAAAGATACAGGATATAAAGTCGTAAATCTTCAGTTAGGTAAAGCAGGTGAATACAAAACACAATTAATTCATAGATTAGTTGGAAAAGGATTTATTCCTAATCCAGAAAATCTTCCAGTTATAAATCATGAAGATGGTGATAAATTAAATAATGACATTTCTAATCTTGTTTGGTGTACATATTCGTATAATAATTACCATGCTTTTAGAACTGGTTTAAAGAAACCAACAAGTGTTTCATCTGAAAAATGTAATTTAACAACTCATACAATAGAAGAGGCTACATTGGTTTGTGAATTATTATCAAAAGGGATATCACCTAAAAAAATATCTAATGATTATAATTTAGGGTATGATTTTGTATTACGTATTCGTAAAAGAGAAACTTGGAAAGAACTTAGTAAAAACTATAAATTTAAAAAGACTAAAAAAGCTTCTGCAATTTTTTCATATAATGAACTCGTTAAAATAGAAAATCTTTTTAAACAAGGATTTTCAGTACGAGAGGTTATAAATGAAATGGGATGGGAATATGACGAAAAAATTCGTAGTAATGTCAAACATTTAAAATCAAAGTTTGAAAAAGGCAAAAAATTTGTAGAATTTGAATAGAATAGTGGAGGTCTGGTTAAACCTCTTTAATTGCTGGGAACTCTCGTTAGGTCATCAGTACAGTAAAGTGTGACAATCTGATGAATAGAGACAATCAGCAGCCAAGACTTATTATTATAAATAATAAGTAAGGTTCAACGACTATCGAAAGCATAACTATAGAGAAATACTATAGTGAAGAAGCGAGTAGAGTAGGAGAAATCCGAAATTGGAGGCATCTTATATTTGGTAACAGAATATAAGATGAAGATATAGTCTGACCTATACAGAGATGTATAGATTAACGAAAAATATGTTCACGATGACTCTGTAATGTCTTACTTAATCGCAATGTATGTTTTATATCATGGTAATAACTTACAGATATTTGGTTATTATCCTGGTGAAAGAGAAGAAAAACCTCGTAATCAAGGCATCTATGAGAAAACCGAATCCGAGCTTAATAAAGTTTTACCTACAGATGTTGCTCAAGCAATCATGGAAGAAAGAGAAGCCATGAAAGCATTAGATTATGAGGCTATATTACGAAACGCTATAGAAAGATCTCAAGCAGAAACATCAAGATTGGTTAATAGTTCACTTAACTATATACCAGAAGGTCTTGATTCTGATAATAAATACACTACGTTTGAAGAAGATGATGGTGGATATGATATGGGATTTTTCGATGATATGAATGGTCTTGGTGGTTCCAGTGATTCTGGAGGATCATTTCCATGGTAAATGAATAACAATAAAGTAACCAAATTAGACCCTTGGTTAACTGGCTGGATTACCCTTACGTGTAAAAGCGTAAGGGTATATCTTTTTTGTTATGAGTTGTATTACATAAAGTTGTCGAAAGGTCTATAATTCGATGATAATATGGTAAGGGTGACGGAATTTAGTTAAGTAAAATTTCTGTAAGTCTCGATATTTCTAGGGACTTACAGATTCTTTATTTAGCTAAATAGTAATATTACAACTCTAACTACTACTGTAAACGGTAAAGCTAATAGTAGTCATACACATAGTTATTTACCATTAAGTGGTGGTACTATTTCCGGTGACATATATCCTTCGATATCTGATGAATATATTTTGGGTGGTACGGGTTCATATTGGTCTGGAGTAATATCAAGAACATTTTCAGCTATTAATTCAGACACACATACTTATGCTTTTTTAACATCTTATGAGACAGGAACGACTAGTAGAGTTGGTACCGGGCGTTTAGATTTAGGTAATGGAACTGCATCGGGTACAGCTGGTAATGGACGTGGTTTAATTCGTATGTATGGTACATCTTCCGGATATACACAAATTCAAACTGGTAATAATACAACGTCTAATATTACTCTAACCCTTCCTAGTAAAACTGGTACTATTCCCACAGTATCTTTATCTGGTACAGTATTAACTATTACCACTTAGGGAGGTGTAGAATATGTCTATAGTTATGAATGGAACTACTATACCTACTACAGAAGGTAGTATTAAAGTAAATGGTACTAATATAACTAAAGTTGTATGTAATGGTACTACTATATGGGAGGTACCACAAACTTTAACAGCATTTACTGCGTCATTTGAACAAACATACAATTGTTATTTTAGTAGAACTGCCGTTTCTATAAATAATACAACTTATATTGCATCAAATGATACAAATAACGGTGAAACAGCACGTAATTCTGGAGGATCATATTCAGCAACAAAAGACATTATGACTTTTACAAGTAATATTAAAAATTTCACATATGCTAAAGTTAAATTATGGGCTTGTATTTATTCAAACTATGGAGATGCAACACTTGAATATAGTACTAATGGTGGATCGACGTGGACAACATTGGTAACATTCACATATGCTTCTAAAGCCGGTACTATTTACCAACCAGAATTAACATTGGCAACGTCAAATTTATCATCTATTAAAGCCAGAGTAAATTTATATAATAGATCTTCAAATCAATATTATTTTGTAAATGGTGGTATAGGTGTTCAATCAGTTGTTTTAACAAATACGGCTTAAAAACGTAGGTTAGTTATATTTTTTATTCAAGGGAAAACTTTAGTGGTTTTCCCTTGAATTTTTAAGCTTATATAAAATACAGTGAAAAACATTATTTTAAATTATCATTAAAGGAAAGGAGGGAATAACGATGGCTCTTTTCATGGACGAGATTCTTTCTCTTGCAAGAAAGGGTAAGAATTTAACCAAAGATATTGAAGACTTAGGTAATATGAATACCAAGAGCATCGCCCGTAGAGCTAAAGGCACTACGTGTCAATTCCCATGTATTATTGCGGACTCTATTCCTCTAAATATGGCTTCTGCCGTTACGAAGAATATGGATCGCGTGTACGCATCTTTTGTACAGACCGTAATCGCATCCAATCCGCTTATCGATATCACTATCGATAGAAGTCCGCTTGATTATATGAAGCGATTACACCAAAACTTAAGATTGGAATCTGCTATCGATGAAGATGCACTTTTCAGATCTGAAAGGGAGACTAATGCACTTCGTAGTTTTATGGAGTCTGAGTGTCCTAATCTTTCTGTACCTGAAGATTTATACGAAAGTGTAATAGATAAGGTATACAATGGTGAATATAAATTATATCTCGATGAAACCGGAACTTTCGGTGTTGCTTTCTCAGAAGCTGCTATTAATTCCGATGTTATGGATGAAAATAGAAGACTCTTTAAGGAACACCTTTCTGATTTTGATTTAAGACCTTTCCCTGTAAGTGAAGCAAGTAATAAAACTATGAAGGAAGATATTCTTCGTAGTGTTATTGACAATGCTAATGCATCTGCAGCAGCTACTTCACGTGATGAAGGTCATAAATATTCTAAGGATTTAAACACTCCTAGAATGGTAGATCGTGATGCAAAACGAGTTAATGAACTTCAGCCTTATGGACTTTCTGTTCGTTTAATGGCTGTAAATGATAGAAAGGAATTTGTTCAGTATATTGACTTTATCGTCGGTATCAAAGCAATTCTTCATGTAGCTAAATCAAGAGAAATGGTTAGCAACATCGGAAATGTATTGAAGAATCGTAACTTTACGTTTAACTTTATTCGTTGGACTACAGGTGAAATTTCTTTCTTCAAAGACTTGGTACTTCATTTAGATGATATCAAAATGGATACATCATACCGTTCAAGAGGTGCTTCCCCTTGGTTCCCTACTCTTAAGAGACTTAAGGAAAAGAAATTCAACGTTTCATTATCTGGAGTTACGAAGTTGGTTCCTAATGCAACTTTCGTAATTTCTTCTTTTGAGGTTGATGATCTTAAGAATGAGTATGGGTTCGATGTACGAGATATTTACTTTGCTAAGAAAGTAATCAAAGAATTATTCTTACTCGCTTTTATCATTGTAGATGAAGGTAGTGAGACTATTGATATCTTATATGAAGGAAATGATTCCTTCGAAACCTACACTTTGGAAACTCTTGAAAGAGAAGTTTCTTTATCTTCTAATAAACTTGGAAAAGAAATTGGAAGAATGATCTCTCAGTAATACAGAAAGGATTTAGTTATTATGGCTCATTATGACTTCTATAAGGAAGCATCCGAGATTTTAGCAGAATCCGATAACTCTGTAAAGATTGAGGATGTAAGATTTGTTTTAGAAGATGCAACGTCTCCTATTACGAATAAATATATCGAAAACCTGTATAACCAGGTTGTGTCCAAAGGACATATTAATTTTGATGATATCCCAGATTCAAAGGGTAGAATTTCTAAATATTCTGGATACCAGAGTATGGTAGAAACGTTAAACACTGCTAAGAATCTTTCTATAGCAGAACATATCAAAGATTGTTCAGACGCAGTTGAAACTGTGCTTACAGCAATCCATAATATCGAAGTCCTTGGAGATTTGTACGAAGAGGGCTTTAAAACAAAGAACGAATATGTGATGACTGAATACAATATGTTTGTGTATTCTTGTGTTGAAGCCACATCTAGTATTCTTTCTGAATTCGTTGAATTCATTAAAGGATTTTCTGATACAAATTATCAGATTAAAATCCGTAATACAAGATACCGCGCAGGTGCTTTCTTTATTGAGCAACTGTCTAAATTTAACAGAATCAATGCTGTAGGAAACTACCGTAATTATTTGACTTCTGTTTTAAAGAAAGATAAAGATAACTTTGTCGGTGCTACTGCTGTTGGCATTACAGCTGTTGCTGTAACTGTACTTTTAGCAATTGTACCGGTAACAAGATCTTTAGTATATCACGCATATCGCATGAAATCAAAGCTGTCAGATGCGTTAGCTTTACAGGCTTATTTCCTCGAGCTTAATAAGTCTTGTGTTGAGGCTAATAATACATTTGACAGAAATAAGAAGGATAAAATCCTTGCTAAACAGGAAAAACTTCGTATTTTATTTACGAAGATGAGTGATAAACTCAAAGTTGATGTTGCTAGAGCGAATAGAGATTCTGCTATCGATCGTAAGAAAGATAATGCATCTTTAACTCTCGGTGACACGCGTAGAGAAGTTGATTCAGCACCCTACGATATTTTACTGTAAAGGAGGATACCGAACATGGAAGGTGACAGGATCGTTATAAACAAAGACGAAATCCTCCGTGATATGGAAATAGGATTTAAGAACGTTTGTGGTATGTTGGAAAATGGTGAAAATCCTGATTGTAGTGAAAACACAATAAAAGATTTTTATGATACTATCGACAGATCCATCGTTTCCTTTTTCTATGGTGATAACGCAGGATTTGGAATCAAGAAAATGTATGGTAATAAGTCTGCTAGTGTTAAAGCAATGGATTTTGCATTTGCTTTCAACCAGTATCAGGAATACCTTAAAGGTATGAAGACTTATATCGATGAATTTAAGATGGCTGAACTTTCTAATCCTGAAATCATTGAGAAGATCAATGATGTTATTTTAAAGGATGATGATTTCATTAAGTCCATCTTTTGTTTTGGAGAAAATAAAAATAATGCTGAAGCGGTTGTAAGTGTTGAACTTGCACTTCAGTGTCTTAATACTCTTTTCTCTATAAGAGATATTGTAAATGAGTTTAAACAGGAGATTCGCCAGGTAACAATTCTTGATAAACTTGCTAACCTGAGTAGAGTAAAGATGTTGTATTATGCAGTATCTGGTATCTTTAATCAGGTTGCAAGAATAGCTGATGAGTTAAATGGTGTTAAACCTGCTGTTGAAAAACCGGTATTTGCAGTATTTTAATTTGTAAGAAAGGAAAGAGATGATATGAGTAATATTCTTTTTGCTGAAAGCATGGAGATGGAATTCAATCAGATCTATACCGAATTTACAAACGCAGTTGCTTATGCTAATGCTCGTCTGATTGAGGATGGAATAATTCCATCCTATATCAGAGAGGCAGGTGAACAAAAAGCATCTGGTGGTTTGTTTGGTTTTATTAAAAGGATCTTTGAAAGCATCTCTAGAATGCTTACTGAAGCAGGTAAGAAAATGAAAAGTTTTCTTTTCGGCGCTAAACTTGATGAGAGTAGAGCAAATGAAAAGATTAAATGTGAGAAAAATCCGGATGGAGTTATTAAAATTCTTAACGGTGAAGTTCCTAAATATAAGGATTTTTTACAGAAATGCTTACGTGGAGAAGTCTCTGTAGATGAAGCAAAAGCATTTTGTGAAGAAAAGAAGGGAGCTTTCGGTGCTATAGGAACTGTAGCGATATCAGCCGGAAGTTTATTTGGGATTTCCAAAATTGCTGATAAGAGTATGAGTAAATGGAAAGCAGATGCCGAAGAAGCATTTGAAGCATGCTCTGCAGAAATTAATCGCCTTAGTGAAAAGGCGGCTCGTACTGAAGGTGGAATGAATGATGAAACCATTAAACAGGCAACTCAAATTGTTTTAAACAGTATGAGTGAAATAACAGGTGGTGGAATCAATTCTATCAATAAATCTATTAGAGCTTTATATGTAGGTAATTACGTAAAAGCTCGTATGGAGAAAAATGTAGAAACTTTGACTACGACAAAAGGTCGTATTAAGTCTAAAATCGATTCTGCAAAGCGTACTGTAGATACAGCGGTTGAAGACATTAAACTCTCTCAACTTGATACCAATATCAAGAAAGGAGTTAAATCTCAGGATAAAATCGCAGAACGTGATAAAAAGAATCGTAATAAACTTAATAAAAAGAAAAATAAAGTATATGTCAATTCCGATCGTTATGTTGATCCGGATGTTCATTAATAATAATTCAATAAGGAGGACATGAAACATGTTCAATGTATTCGCTATGGACGAATTTGATCGTGAGATGACGATCGCTGAAAAAGCATTTGATATTGCTATGGCTGAAGCAGCATATCTGGAATCTATGATTGATGCTAAGCTTAAGATTAATATGGCTAAGAGTGAGCTTAAGGTTATGACTGAAAGCACTACTGAAAGTGCTCAGGGTGACCTTGTATATCTCTTCAATGAAGCAGGTAAAGAAGCAGAAGCAAATAAGGAAGGTGTATTCACTAAGGTTAAGAATGCAGTTATTTCTTTCTTTGTATCTGTATGGAACAGCATTCAGAAGTTGTTTACCAAGGAAGATACGGAAGCCTACAAGAAGCTTCAGGCTAGTAAGGAAAAGATTAAACTTCCTATGAATGTTAAGTTCCTTGCTGATAAGGGTGAAGCAATCGCCAATGCATTAGATACACAGGAACCTTCTGAAGGAAAGTTTGGTAAAGTTGCTAAGATTATCGGTGCTACGGTAGCTGTAGGTGGTGGTGTTGCTGGTGCAACTGCACTTATTAAACATATGGGTGAAGCTACTACTCAGGAAACTGAAATCACTAAGGGTGAAGCTGTCGGAATTCTTGAGAAACTTAAAAATATGCTTCCTAAGTTCCAGAAATCTGTACAGGGTGTAAATGATACCCCTAATGATGAAGGTGGTGCAACCGGTGTTCTTAATATCTTTAAGAAGATTGGTGAGTGGATTGGTAAGGCAGTTAAAGCTATTAAATCTAAACTTACAGGAAATGATGTTACAGATACTGATGAGAAAAACTCTAATGAACCGGTAAAACCTGCTCGTATTCAGGCACACGATGCAACTGACGATGAAATGACTCAGGTTGAATCTGGTGATTCATCTGTAATTGGTGAACCTGTTACTGAATAATCCCTTTGAAAGAAAGGTAAAAAATATGGACGCAATTTTTCAGAATTCTATGGATTTTATGGTTAAACCATTAAGTTGGTTTGATTCATATATGGAAAGAGCGTCTCTTCAATTAAAAGTAGAACTTGAGGAGTATGTGGAGTCCACTTTAAACACCTCAAGTTCTATTTTTATTACTGAAGCAAGTGACTCTTTCTTAACAAAGCTTAAAGCTGCTATTGATTTAATCATAAAAAGATTGAAAGAATTTATTCACGATACAAAGATGAACTTTCAGAAATTCAGAAAAGAAAAAGCTGCTGAAGGACGACTTGAAAGATTACTTTCAGCAATAAATAAAGATTCCAAACTTAAAGAATTAAAAGTTAAGTTTAAAGATTATACTCCTAAAGCACGATTTATTAAACGTGAAAAAGAAGCGTTTAAACGTTTAATTCGAAAGAAAGGAACTACTAAGGAAGAGCTTAAGATTGCATTTGATAGATATAAAAATGAACTTTCAGATTTTGAAAAAGCTGGAATCACTATATCATCTATTTTAGCTATTAAGTTTCTTTCAACCGAATTTTTAGATGGGATGTATGAAGTTATTAATTCTACGGACAAATCGGCAAATGATACAGTTGAGGATCTTGAAAATATTGATTTTTCTAATACCGTTTTTGAATCTGCAACTGAAAAAACTGAAGTTACTGATATCACAGATGTAATGACAGTTTACGCTAGAATGCTTTCTGAAATGGCTACAGATGAAATCAAAGTTCAACGAGAAATTATGATTGAGATTGATGCTGTAATTCGTGAAATTGATAACGAAGTAAAGAAATCATTCAGAGGTGAGTAAAATGAATGTATTAGTTAATGAATACTTCGAATCCACACAAAATGATCTTGATGTTATTTATGATCAATTAAAGTTATGGACTAGACTTGATACGATTTATTGCTTAGAAGCAACCGATGGAAAAAAAGAAGGTGTTATAACTAAGATTGTAAATTTCATTAAGAAAATTATCAATGAGGCAAGAGCGCTTATTAAAAAGGGAATTGATTCTTTATCAAACCACGTTCGTTATGGTTTGCTTTCTAAGAAACAGAAAGAGAAATTTAGACAATTCCAAGAATTTGTAAAAACAAATCCTAAAGTTAAAAATAAAAAAGTTACAGTTAAAGACTGGCAACGAATTATGCGTGAATATGACAAGATCGAAAAGAACATCGTTAAATACATGAACGATGACACTGTAGATGCTAGAGGATTAAATATGAAAGCAAATGAAATGTTTACGAATTTAGCATCTTTAGCAAATTCAGCAACTGCTGCTGTTACAGTGGATCTTTGTTTATCATTAGCGAGAAAATCTCCTGAAATGGCACAAATGGTTCAAGCAGGTCTTAGTAAATGCAGTAGTGTTATTGCTAATATCGAAGATGAACTCGGTGAAGCAGAAGCCAAAAAGCTTCAAGATAAATTAACTAAGTTAACTAAAGAAAGTACTGCACAAAAGATTTTATCTGTTTTTTATCATAAAAAAGAAAAAGATATTATCACTTGTATTACTGAAGTTACTGGAACATTTGAGAAGCTTATGAGTGGAGAAGCTGGAGTGATTGATAAGGTATCCGCTGCTGTAGAACACAGAGATTTTGTAAGAGCTGGTGCTAAAGCGTATGTTAGAAACTCTGCTACTAGAAAAGGGGTTAAACAAGTAGCCAACACAGTAAAAGGAATTAAGAGTGATTCGACTGTTCAGTCAGCAATGAGTAGTGCGAAGGAATTCTTCAAACCTAAGGTATAAGAAGTGTTGGTTTTATCGAGACTTAAAAAGTAGTAGGGAACATTTTTCTAAGAAATCATGAATAATAGGAAATATGAAAGGTAGGTAGAGATAGGACATGATTAAATCATCATATATCCATGAATATGCTCCACATGATCAATTCATGTGTGAATCCTATTATCTTCTGCTCGAATCAAAAGATACCTTGAATGATCTTATTAAGTTAGAAAACATCATTGCTGAAAAAGAATATTTCGGTGAGAGTGTAGATAACGAGATCTTGGTATTGGAAGCAGAAAAGAAGAATATTTTTACAAGAATTGGAGAAACAATCATCAATATCTTCAATTCATTTATTGACTTACTTAAAGATACCGGAAATGCAATTAAAGATGCATTGACTGGTGCTAGAAAGAAGTCTACGGATGAAAAATTTGCAAACGCTATGAGAAATGATCCGAAGTTAGCTGAGGACTTTTTGAAGGGCGTTATGAGTGGTAATATTAAGGCTCATGATGTTAAAGATATGAATAAGCTTTTAGATGAAGCTACTAAGATCACTAATGATCTTATGAAAGGTACTATTGACAAAAAAACTTTCGGTGAAAAGATTGAAGGTGCTCTTGAAAAATTTGCAAGTGTTGCTAAGAATATAGCAGCAATTGTAGGTGTAGTTAGTGCTGTAGGTGGCGCTGTTGCAGCTGTTGACAATTTACGTGATAGAAATAATTCTATAAATGATAGAAATACAAAAAGAGCACGTGAAAATCGTAAATGGGACGATTATATTTCAGACAGAAATGACAGAACAACTGACAGAAATCAAGCTACAGAAGATCGTGAACGACGTATACGACGTGAAGATGAACAGGATACAAGAGCACGTGAAAAGCACGAATGGGATAGAGCAAAAAATGAATCTTTCCTTGATGAAGTTTCTGGTGATTATGTTACGGAATCAGTTTCTTTCAGTGATATATTCAAAAAAATTTCATCTTTCTTCTCTGCACAGATTGAGTTCTGTACCGGTGCTATCAAAAAGCTTTCAGATTTAAAGGATGACCTTTTAAATAAAGCTAAAGGAGCAAAAGATTCCGAAGAGGGAGAAGTTGTTAATACTGCTTTATCTGGTATCCGAAAAGTCATGGGCGCTATTTCAAAAGAATTAAACACCATTAAGAATACAGCTAAAAAAGTTGAATCCGAATGTGGTGTTTAAACCATAAGCAAATCTAAAAGATTGGAGAATAATATTATGTTTGAATCTATTCTTTCAGTACAGCATGGTTTGATTATGGAATCTTCTGATAATGTAACTAACTATGATGTACAATGTGCAAAATTACTTGTTGAAAATGCTATGGGTAATCCTGATGCTTCTAAAGTATTAGTTCCGGTAATCAACAACGTAAGTGATAAATATATCAAAAAGATTGATGATGCATTTGCAGTATTATCTGATATTGCAGTTGACGCTGACCAAATGGCTGAATTCTTTACAAAGATTCAGCATACTGAAGAGTTGGATGAAATTCCTCTTTCTACACCTCTTAAGAATGTGAATGAAATTGGAAGATTGAAACCTGAGTATTTAACTCAGATTGCAAAATCTGCGGCATCTGAAATTAATAATATCGTAAACAGTAAAGTTTCGATGAGAGATTTGATGACAACATTTACTCCTGATATGACTTCTAAGATCAAGAGACAGCTTGTCGTTTCAACAAAGCCTGTAACTGATATTAAAGGATATATTAAGTCTCAGGAAAGACCTAATATCGTCCCTATGGATTCTCAGGCTATTATGACTTTATGTATTCCATTCCTTCGTTCTTTCCCTGTAAAGAAGAGAGAACTTCAGGAAGAGATTGCTGCTGTTAAAGTTGCAATTAATACTTCAGTCGGTTTAATGAGATCATATACGGATACTGCTGTAGCTCTTAAAGATAAAGGGCAGATTAGTGGTGAAGTTGTTAATACGTTAAACTATTATCTGTTTAATCAGAACAGACTTATGGATGAACTCATCACCTATTTGGTATTTACTCTTATTACTAAGATTGATACCTACACATTTAACGTAAATTCCTATATGGAGTTATACAGAAAAGTTCTTAAGTACAATCCGGAGGGAAGTAATGTATATCATGAATCAGTTTTTGAGTATTCATTAGCAGCAGCTGATATTGATACTACAGTAAACCATATCATTCATGGTGACGCGAGTTCCTTAATTGATTGGTCTAGAAGAACTTATGATAAAGCTAAAAGTACATATGAAAACAGTAGATCTGCTAAACAGACCTCTATTGATTTCATTATGGATCAGTACAATGACGACAATTATCCTTATGGAGACCTTTTCGATACTCTTGATAAGATTGAATCCGGTCTTGAAAGAATCGTTGTTGCAGTAAAAGATCAATATGCATCTCCTGAAGCAATTATGAATGCTGCAGGTATTGGTGAATCTTTAACAGCTCGCTTCTCTATGATGATTTCAGAAATCAATAATATCTCTAGATATTTTGATGCTTTAAATGCAGGAAAATCAAAGACAGATGTATTGTTTTCTATTCTTGCTGAAATGAGAGCTTCTGAAAAAAATATGATTGAATTGGGTGAAGAGATTAAAGATGTATATGACGAGATCGAGGAAACTATTAAGTATCTTGAAAATAACATGGATAATGTAATCCCTAACGAATTAGTTCGTATGGAAATGATTAAACTTGTCAATGATTTCGAGAAAGATTACAGAAACTTCCTCGGTGTTGTTATTCAAAATATCATTCAGAGAGGAAAATCTCTGGAAGATGAGGTTTTGGTTTTGGTTGAAAACATGGATGAAGTTATCGATGTAACGGATAACGTTCCTTCAGGATCAAGTTACAATATTCTTGCAGTTGAGGCTTGTATTGAAATGGATGAAGTTTTCTCTCGTTTATTTATTGAAGGAGAGATGATTAAATTCCGCAATGCTAAGTTTGCTAAAGAATATGGACTTGTTTTGGAGGCAGAAGAACCTGCTAAACCTAATCAAACCACAGATCCTAATAAAAAGGAAGGAGCATCTCCTGAACTTACTGAAGATACTTCTAAGCAATCCGACGCTGACAAACAGCAGAATGCTGAAGCTGCACAGGAGGCTAAAAATGAAGATAAGAAAGAAGATCCTGAAAAGAAAAAGAAACTTTCTGAAAGGATTAAAGAACTCATTGATAAAATTAATGGGTATTTTAACAAGATTCTTCCTGACTTCATTAAGGGTATTACTGCGCAGTTACAGAATAATACGGATTTCCTTAAGAACTATAAGGATCCTATTTTAAATCGCAGTTATAACGGTTTAACTTTGAATATTTACAATTACTTCAATTTGAAGTCACAGACAATTCTTGATGATATTGGCAAGGTTTCTGCATTTGTTTCCCAGATTAGTATTAAGGATCTGGCAGAATATGCTAAACCTGAAGTTATTCAGGAAAAGATGTTTGGTTTCCTTAAAGTTCCTTCTGACATGACTCTTGATGATTACATTCGCCTGTACTACAAGGTAGGTGCAAATCAAAAAGAGGTTAAGAAGATTGCAATCAGTAATTCCGAACTTAAAGTAAAAACCATTGAAATGATAGACTTCTGTGAAGATTATTATTTAAATAACGGATATAAGAACGTTGAAAATGACATATCGTCATTAAAGAATTCTGTTACAAGTAAGATTAATTCTCTTAAGAACGAAGAACTTACTGATGAACAGTCTAAAGCTTTACAAGCAATTTCAAGAGAAGTTCTTGTATTCACAGGTGCAGTTCTTACTGCATTCAGAAATCGTGCTCAGCATTATATGTTTGCTATTAGAGCACTGCTTCCTAAGAACGTTAAGCCTGTAGAGGACGAAACTCCTAAGGAAGAAGGAACAGGTGAAAATCCTGAACCTGCAACAACATAAAAGAAATCCCTAGTGACTAATTGTCACTAGGGATAATTTTTAAACGATGATATCAACTTCACCGTTTTCATCAAATATGAATTTCGGTCCATAATACTCTTCTAACACATCTAAAAGCATTTCCGGTGTGTATCCAGTTACTCTCTCATTAAGTAAGGTGTAAACAATATTCAGACGATGTTTTAGCATTTTTTGTCTACGTCTAATCGTTGTTTCGGATACATTAAAAATTTCCGCAACGTCTTTCACTGAATATTCTTCTTTACTTAAATACCTTGAAGCTAATATATCTTTACTAACAGTCATTACACCTGTAAACTGGGATTCAATATCCTCCATAGCAAGACGTACTTCAGTAGTTATATAAGTAATTTTAGCAGGTGGGTTCGGTTGTTCGTTCTTACCAACCAATTCTAGCACCATGCAACGTAACCAATGCAAAAAAGAAAAAAGTTTATTAATCAATCGTTTCATTATTAACACTTCCTTTCATAAAAAAGAACACCATGAAATTCTATTTGATTTATCATGGTGTTCTTCAAAAATCAGACATTATTTAGTCTCTGTTTCGGTTTTATTCTTATGCTTGTTATAAAGATCTAGCATATGATTAATAACTGTTCCCATTGCACTCTCAGTTAATGCACATCCTGTTATTGTTTCAAGATATTCATCACAAAGATACATAATATTGGATGTCTTTATAAGTTCAGAAACCTTTAAATCTGCAGTAAGATCATCACATATAGATACTATAGATGAAACCATATGAGGAATAAATCCTTCTTCAATATATTTCTGATGAGCTATAAATGTCTTCTTACTCATACCGAAAGTTTTAGCAAGTTCAAATGCAGCTTTTTCACCACTTGTTGCATTGATTGAAAATAGAATCATATCTTGCCTTATGGAATATTTAGAATCTTTTCTTTTCTCAACAATGATGAAATGTGCTCTCATAACTCTGTTAAAAGCGTTTGTACTTATGATATCGAACTTGTTGTTCTCTTTAACTGACGGAGTTATTTCACCGATCGCATGTTTACATCCGCCCTTCTTTGTACATAACCGCATATCACTGTACCGGTCATTCTCTTTTTTCAGGGTTTTAATCTTCTTATCTTTATTCTTAAATCTATCATAAATGATATCAAGAAGATCATCGCTGATTTTATCAACCAACGAATCACTGTCGTGTTTTAGATTATTGAATCTTTTCTTACCCAAAATATATTCAAGTTTCTCTTTCTTTGTTTCACTCATGGTATTTTCCTTCTTTCTTATTTTGATTTCAAATGATCAATATGATATTTCAAGTTCTTAAGATCACCTATTATTTCATAGTATCGTTCTCTAAGATCTTCATGATCAGAATTATTATCAAACACGTAATCATCGATGGTTTTAATATCGCTGATAATAGCATTAAAATGCTGCTTATAAAACTGATCCTTAAAATACTCTTCAAGAGTAGGTAACTGAGAAGCATCTGTATAAAGTTTCCTCTCATTATAACTCTGAATTAAATCTGTTAAAATAACAGGTGTTGGAACAGAATCAAAATGATCTGTGCTCTTACAAATACACTCTTCACACCCGAAATCATGATAGAGTTCTCCTGTTATTCTAATTCGAGCAAGAATCTTTTCAGATTTATATATGAGATAAAAATACTTACTACCATCAATAATATCATAGATATATTCATCTTCAACATAATTTATTTTGCGGCATTTACTGAACTTTTCAGGGTCATGATTTACAATTATTGATAAAGCAAGATCTCTTTCGATCATACCCTGTTCGAACGAGGATTTAATTGATTTTAAAAGTTGTTCAGCTTCATCGAAGAATGCAGTTCCGGTATTCATTTAATCACCTCATTTCTTTGCAATTTCAAATATTTTATTAATTACATATTCAATGTCTTCATCAGTTTCGACTTCATCCCTACAAATAGAAATCAAAAGAGACTTTATTGTATCATGAACTAATCTTTCCGGATTATAATCTATAGCAAGAGACGTCTTAGTTTTTGCATATTCAGAGTTAGGACTATTCGTATAATGATAAGTACCTAAACATAAAATCTCTAGAGGTAATATCGAACAAGCAGATTTCATCGAATACGTTAAATTAGGAGTAATTTTAACAAGCGGTGATTTGAGAATAGACTTCTCATATTTACAATAAGCAACCATGTCATACAAAAATTCATCAAGTCTATAATCCATGTCCTTTGATAACACCGCATGATCATTAGCAAATACTGATGATAACGTAAGCGCATCCTGAATAGGATTTCTTAATAATTCATCGCATACCATATTTTGGACCTTATTGATAATTTTAGCATCTAATCCTAGTGATATGAAAGAAGATGCTATCGAAGGGTGGTGATCCTCTTTAAGGTCAGGATCTACAATTATATGCGTAAATAAATTACGCATTAAATACGGATTTATATTGTACGGTGACAACTTTGTGAAACAAAATAAAACTTGATTATTTAAAATATTAGGATAAATCCAATGCTCTACCGTAGTGCTTAAAAACTCAGTAAAAGTGTCAAAGAATTCAACTGCAACAGTTTCTTCATCGACGCGTCTATAGTTTACATTAAATATCGTATCAACGACAAATGCTTCATCATTTGCTTTCCCCTCATGTAAAACTGTAAATAACTTATTAGGAAACTCCTTTTGATATGAACTAATAAAAGTACCAACGAATGAATCATTAGCTAAATTTTCAGATAAACATACAAGTATTCTAGCAGGTTTACCTTCTAACTCATCCAAAAAGTTTTTCCCATCAGTGCTAATAACATGAGTCTTTTTGGTTACCAACCATTTAAATAAATTTAAAGTATTCATGGTATTTTCCTTTCTTAAAAAAGAACCCCTAGTACCAAAAGGCACTAGGGGAAATTTTATTAATCTTCATCATCGTCATCATCGTCGTCGTATTCATCCGTATTCTTAAACACAGCCCCACCACCGACGCAACTAAATTTTACAGGTGCAGGTATTTCATCATCGTCATCATCTTCAATTTTCATTCCTGCTGTATCTTCTGCAATAGTTTCGATATTACTTCCAGGTGCTTCTTCATTAAGATCAAGCTCTTCGAAACTTGCCTGCTTATTCTGATTACCAATTCTATTATCAACCAAAATAGCTCTGATAATATCCTGTTCAAGTTGCGCTGGATTAATAGGAAATGTTTTACCCTTAAGAATCTTATCCGGATCACAACCACGATTCTTACACATTTCAATTGCAAATTCTTCAGAGAGATCATCCATCTCTACCCAAACATCAAAACGACCAGATCTTCTAAGAGCAGGATCGAGTCTTTCAGGATAATTAGTTGTCGCAACAACCAAAGATCCATGACCCATAGAGTCCATAGCCTTAAGAAGATGAAGAAGACGTCTTGATGTTGTATTCTGATTCTGAACTTCTTCATGACTGGATGTTTGTCTATTCACAATCTGAGAATCGATCTCGTCAATGATATAAATAGTATTCGGCATTCCGAATGCATTGTCACCATTCTGTTTATCAAATACATCGAGATTGACACTCACGCATTCCATCTCATAATACTGAGGAAGGGAGAATGCAAATGCTGTTTTTCCTGTACCTGGTTTTCCTGAGAGTAAGAATCCCTTTCTGTAAGGTACAGCATATTCTTTGTAGATACTTTCCTTTCTCTTAAAGTCATTAATCTCTTTAAGTAAAGAATCCTTCGCAGGGAATGTGAGCATACTCATAGGTCTAACCTGAAGATCTTTTGCTTCTTCTCCATTAGATGACAAGCTGTTGTAACGGATACGATTATTATCCTGATTTGTTTTACTGATCGCTGATACAAGGTCATCAATCTCTCTTCTTACTTTTGTAAACCATTTCTGGCGGTTAGGTCCAATAAAGAAAATGCTAGTACTAAAATGAACCACCGAACTTAAGATTCCATTATCAGAACGGTCATCCTTAGATAAAATGGGCTCTTTAAGAACGATCATTCTTGTTCCTTCTTTATCCATCATCAAAGTATAGATGCCAGGAGCAATTGTCTTGTTAACAAGTTCGGGAAAACAAGTAACTTTCTTCTTTACTCTTTCAATAGATGCGGAACATAAAGCAAATGAAGGATCTACATCTATAAGAGTACTACCGTACTTCTTGGACAAATACTTACCGTCCAAAATAGATACGCAACTCTTAGAAATATAAGAGTCATAATGCCCGGAAATATTGAAATAACTGCAGATATTCTTATCTACATATTCCATCAAACTTGCCTTAAGAGGACCAATTATTCTTTGAGCAGAATTACTTGCAACTGCCATTGCCTTTCCGATTACATTATTTGCAATAGCATAACTTACGGGGTTAAAATTGTTGTTAATAAACATTTTGTTATTCTCCTTAAACGATTTGATTTTTGCGAATGCGCTTCTGCATTCTTTCAATTTTCTTCTTTTCCCAGTTCTTGCAATCTTTATCCTTAATGAAGTTTTTGGACGCAAGAAACTCTATAGATAACTCGACCGCCACAATTGAGTCGATAATATCTTTTTTGTTATGACGACCTCTTACCTTTTTGCATATAACTTTCTGGAACTTAGCTAACTCGTAAACACAAGATTTCAAGTTAAATTCCTTATCATGATTTTTCATGTAATTGGTAAAAGCCGGTCTAGCTAATTTCTTAGCTTTCTTAATATCAGACGATTTGATTTTGAAAGTATTCATTATCAAACCAGTCATAATGTTTACATCTGCAACCTCTTCACATAAATCATCGTAATTACCTTCGCCTGCAAGTACTAAAGAGATCTCAGTAATTAACTCCGAGATTTCTTCAACTGCCAGCGTACATGCCTGAGATTTGCGAAGCGACTTTGTCACTCTGTTTAAAACCTTATTTTTGTTTTTCATATTTTCCTTTCTAAGCAAACTCGAATGCTCTTGTAAGAACAAAGTTTGCTCTTCGATCTAACCAAGGTAATGCTTCTTTAAGATCATCATAATATTCTTTATCATCACCCCAATCATATTTTCCAAACGGAATAGTAACATCTCGTTTCCGTTTACGATTTTCAGTTAGCCATCCATCACTGGATATTGATGCGTGATATATAGTAACTTCATAAATGTCACCATACTCAAACTTTAAATCAGAAATATTCACGGATTCAATTTTACAATCTCCAAACAATGAACCTTTCAAATTCATAAGTTTACGATAAGATCGATTTACACTCACTGAAAACTTTTCACCTTTAAATACTGGTGAAAATGGGACTTCTTTATAAAATTCAACGAAGTTTTTATACTCATCAGATTCCTGTACTACGCATTCGTCATCAACATCATAATTCGAATATTTGATTCTGCGTATAGATGCAGTTGAACCATTTACTCTATACGTTATTCCTGTATTACCAGAAAACGATATAGTTCCGGTAGTAAGTGATGTGGATGTAGTATCTATCCATGTATTTACAGTACGAAACGAACTAGATGTACTTGCAAGTTCTTCATCAGAATGAACCTCAATAAGTTCATCAAATAAAGAATCATCTATTAATATATCTGCATCATTGAATGCTATATTAGATATCCATGTATTTATTCGTGAAGACGACGAACTCAGGTAAATTCCAGAAGAATTACCTGAGTCCCAAGGTGGATTATTTTTCAATTCCTTCCCTCTATCATGAACGAATCGTCTTGTATCACGAAATACTTCGTCATCAGTGAGATCGATATCTCCAGGCAGGAAGCTCTGAATCTCACCTAATCCAAACATAATTAAATACCTGCCTCTTTCTTAAATTCTTCCTTGGTTGTAACCGGCTTAATTTCCTTAACAACTTCAGACTTATCCATTTTGAGTTTTTCTGCCATAGCTTCGATCATCTTGTCAAATGTCAGGTCGCAGTAATCATCGACCCAATCAGCGACAAAATACATCTTTTCATAAGTATTATTCTTAAGAGATGAAACAGATTTGTCAACTTTAAGAATACCGAAGAGAATAGGATCTTTCTCTTTTCTCTTCTTCTCGACTGCTGCAGCAGTCGATGTTTTTCCAGATGCAGCAGCGGCTGTATTCTTCTCTTCAGTCTTCTCAGTGTAATCTGTGAAAACTACGTAGGCACCATCAAAACATTCTCGTACTGCCAACCATTTATCCATTACATCATCTGGAATTTCTCTAGGGAAATTCTCAAGCTCGATAAGCTTTACGGAATGACCAGAAATCTCTTTAAGATACTTGGTAACATTATCAATATGAACGTACTGCTTAATTCCTTTCTCGTAGAGTTCAAGGTCCCGTTTCAATACATCGAAAGCATTCTTTGCTTTCTTTGCAGCTTCCTTCTGACCAAGGATTTCAAACTTCTTAAGCAGACTCATACAAACATCTGCAGTTCGTTTTACTTCTTCAGAATCAGTTTCTTCTTTCATTCCTTTTACATAGTTGAAGTAATCGGAAACTGACAACTCTGCAGGTTCGGGTGCTTCTTCCACCTTTTCAGTAGGTTCTGTAGCTTTGTCTTTTACAACCTTTTCCTCTTCAGGTGCTACATAAGTTGATTTCTTTGATCTTGTTGACTTCTTTTCAGCCATTGTAGTATCCTCCTTGTATTTATTCTACATATATTAAAATAATATATCTTTATAATTTCTATCATTTTCATAAAGAATTTATGATAGATCTTGCGTATTCACAAATTTCTTTTTTGAAATCTTCCTCTTCCATTTCAATCAATGGAATTACACTTGCTACTGAAGGGAGTGCATCAGGGTCATTAGCCGAAACGATCATTGCTTCAACTCCACTAAAAATAATTTCATCATTATCATCCATATGCATTACACGAATGACGCATTCTTCTTTTTCTTCTACTGCAAGTACAGTAAACTCGTATAAAGTTCCTGTTCTACCTGTAGATTCTGATTTAGCATTAAAAGACTGGTAATCTATTTCGATTTCCAATTCTTCTCCATTTATAATTTTCTCAATAGCTAACATAATTTACCTCTCTTAAATTAAGTTATATTTTCAAGTTGATAAATGAAATTTTTGAGCATATCTATTATTTCACTTTTCTTACCATCAGGATGTGAAAAACGTATGCATTCTGTGTGGATTCCAAAAGTCTCACAGAATTCCTTTCCGAAATCATGTGGTCGCATTAAATACTGGCATAAGAGATTAGCTTTACCTTCATCTGTTACGGTAAACTCAATATAATATCTATTATCACCTGTATGTACAAACCGTGGAATACTATCATCATTATTTATTTTATCAATATAACTTTGATCATCTTCATTTATAATAACTTGCATGTCATGTCTCCTTTTCGTAAAATGAAACTTTAGCACAACGAGTTTCATTATAATTTTCAGGGAAAATTAATTTCTCTACTTCTTTACCCTGAATAAACACTGATTTTATTTTTGTACGATCTACCCATTTATCTCCTGTCCATGCTCTTGTAAATGGAATTTCTTTTCCATCTATTATACGAATTATTTCAGTTCTTCTTCCTAGTTCTAGTGTAAGTTGTTTCTTGTTTATTTTAAAAGGATCATCGTGGATACTGGTAACATCAATGTCAGTATCCACTTCACCAAAGTCAAAACTAATACCGTGAATACTACAAACGGTCAATTTTCTAAATACCCGCCTTCACATGAGTTAGCTACAACTTTTCTAGATATGGCTGAATTGTCATGAACTTCTGTTTCAACCAAACATCCTTTACTCATAAACTCTTTACTACCATCAGCTCTAAGAAGAAATGTACCTGCATTACCATTAGGGTATGGACACGGTACATCTTGTACTATACCATGATCAATATCATAATTCGGTATTTGATTTATTATTTGTAAAGACATGCGACTTTCATAAAACTTGCAAGTAATTGGAGATAATATAAAAGCATCAGGAAATTCAGCTTCAAATATTGTAACACCCTTTAGTGTATCAGCATTCGCTTCAAGAATATCCTTAATGTTTTTAGTGACTTCAATCATCCTTTCTTTATGAGCACATACATCGAAATGAATACAAGACATACATTTAGTATTCTTATATTTTTCTTTTCTAGGATCTACATATCGTATACCGTCAACACCTTTAATTTCATAATAAGCTTCGCTCATTTGTACCTCCTTCTTATTTATAAGTACCATTAAGTACTCTTTCGTTCAAACTTTCAAGTTTAATTCCTATCATTTTATTCAAATCTTCATCTGATATATAGCATATCATCTTAAGATATTCTGTACAAATTAAAACATCCGCTAATTCTTCAGTTAAACCTAATTTATTTCCTTTACCACGAAGTTCTTTAGTAACTTCCTGAGTAAGTTCAGATAATTCCTCAGCTGTAATAATAAGCTGTTTATGACCCATAGGATTTCCATCTCCCATAGTAGAAATTATTGACTGCTGTAATATAGCAAATATCTGTTCTTTACTATAAATTTTAGCAGGCTCTTTCATTTTCTGTTCTAAAATTTGTCTGTCCATATTCAGTTTAATCCTTCCATATTTATTTTGCACATATATTTTTCACGAATTTCATATTCTAATTCATGAATCGATACATCTCCTATTAGAATTGATTCTACTAAAGATGTAGTAATTTGATTCATCATATTTTCGATAGCAGACATTTTAGTGCTATCGGATTTATCACTCAAATCTACCACTTCCTTTCCAAAACGATTATGTTAATGTGAAATAGATAATGGTAGTTTAGATTAATACTTTATTCAATTATAGATAGATCTCTAACTTTTACATTATCAGAAATGATTGTTTCCCACGACATACAATCACGTGTTCTAGCAGCACCGCAATGGGAGCATGAGTTATCAGCATCGTCATTCATACCTTCACAATACTTACATTCCCATTTACCCTTGGGTAGCATACCTATATTTATCTTTGTATAATCAATAAGTATTTCTTTAATTCTACCCATGAAAATACTATCAAATCTTGGTCCAAATGGACTGGTGACAAAGAAATCAGAATGATTCTCTCTAAATTTCTTTCTAAGTATAGATTTGATAGATTCTTGTATTTCCGTAAAATCAGGTTGGACTGTATGTACATCCATTAACATATAATCTACCACTATAATAATGCGAATGATTTTATTAGGTAATACTTTATAATGAGGTTCGGAATCGCAGTATCTAGGGTCAAAACGATATCGAGTGAAGTCTATACACCAATCATGATTATCCAAAATTCTTTCATGATAAATAGCCTGATTTAAGAATGTATTTAATTCATTTTCTGAAAGTCTTCTAAGCATATACGGTTCTTCACATGTTGGTGCTAAAACTTTAATTAATGAATCAGTATTTTTAACCTGATAAACTCCATTTACTACACTAAAACTATTATCTTTAAATAAAAGCATTATTGATTCTAGAGTATTTTCACAATACTTTTGCTCATCAAGTCTACTGTCTATATTTAAAGGTAACGGAATATCAAAAACTATATTGATATTACTATCATAATTATTTGACTGACCTACAGTAAATTTTTTATATTGAATTTTTGAATTATTCATGAATATCATCCTTTCATAATATCACTTATAGTTAATATAATAGGTGTTATAGCTAAACCTATGATAGAACCGCATAATGCATCATAAACTATATACAAAACACAATCAAGTATGAAATGAAATATTTCATTCATGGATTTCATGTCTAGTTATCCTCCAATGGTATAACAGAATCAAGTGTATAAGGTATTTCAAGAAAATCGAGAAATGAACTAATTTCTTTGAAACTAGTACCAATACCATAACCTTCTGTAATAAATCTCATGCTAGTACCATCTGTTTTAAATACATGAGTTTCGTGTTCTTCTTCGATATCTCCTTTAACTACAATTCTAAGAGGCGCTTCAACAATGGATTCTCTTGCAGGTGCATAATAAGATGATTCCATCTGAGAAGTAGTTGTAGCAAATATATGTTGTTCAAGAGGGTTGTCTACATGGCTACTTTCACTTTCTGGTACTAAAAGTGTTGTAGATGTAGATTTTTCATTTGGATTAGTATCTGATATAATATCTAACATAATTAATCTCCCTATATTTTGTATCGTGTTTCATTAGATTTATAACTTACATTGCATAGGTCTAAAACCCTCTTTATATCTTCAGGATCAGTTCCTATACCTGATCCTCTGTCGTATTCAAAATTGACAGATATCAGACCTCCTTCTCGTCTGATATCTGTTTTAGTTATTATTTTACCGCAACGAAGTTCATCTTCTATAGTGAGAACTATTTTTGTATCTCTTTGTGTATTTGAATTATTTTGATCGATCTTACTCGCCATATATTTTCTCCTATTCATCTTCTTTTCTAATTGATCCTAGTCCTTTACATTTCCAACAAGGTCCATCAAGACTTCTATTATCTTTACCGGTACCACTACATTCAGGACATTCTACATACGTACTAATTGTATCTCCACTAAAGTCTAAATTTCTAGAATATGTATCGATTCCACACTGCCAATCTATTCCACCCATTTTTATGTCCTCCATTGTTATAAATACTTTTCACCATCTGTTACTTTATAATCATTCACTTCTATTATACCACTAAGATCGGAATGATTAATACTCATATGTAGTTCATTAAGAGTATCAGCATTTACAATATCATATTTATCATCAATTCCAAATGCTGTATCAATCGTAGGTTGAATAATTACATTTGTCATTATATAACCCTCCTATTCTTTTCCTTTAAAATATTCAATTGGTGTATCAGGAAAATAATCAATAAATAAATCTTTAAAATCCTGAAGATTTTCAATAACTCTATCTTCAAAATCAGTATCATCAAAATTTCCAACTCTAAATTCAATCGAAACAAGTTGATCAAAACCATCAGTACGCCTGTTATTAACTCTAATAAGTTTAAAACCTATTGAGTTTGCTTGAATAAATTCATCGACATTACGTAATGAGTAAATATAATTAGAGCCTATATGTACATAAGGTTTGTTTATATCCATGGTATCATCTTTAGGGCATGAAACTTTAGTATCGAAATTTGTCGTCAAATTGTAAATCTTTCCATATACAATTTTTGCGCATGACTCACATAATTCAATGTCAACTAACTTCTTATTTATGTTATCTCTCCACATACATCCAGCAGGTCTAAATTTATCACCGCATAATTTAAAAGTTGCTATTTGTGCTTCTGATATTTCTTTACCACATTTATTACATGTTATTTTATATTCTCTCATATTATTCTCCTTGAAATCTTTCTAAAATATAATCTGGATCATTTAATACTTCTTCAGGGTCAAGACCTAAATCATATAAATAATCACTTATTTCTTTTAGTGTATCCGTTGTATTATTATTTTTACAATGGTCAATAAAACCTTCAACCATTTTCTTTAATTCTGCAACATGAATTACAAAATCAGAATCAACTGGATCGTCAGGTCTATCAATTTTACTGCCTGAAAATCCTTGTGACTCATAATATTCTTTACGAGTCATCATCATATTTTCATTAGCAAATGCCTTTAATTCTACAGCTAATTCTTTTAATCGTTCTTTTTCAATTTCAGTACTCAAAGGTGATTTTTGCGTATCATATAACATCACTTTTCCTTCAAGACTTAATAATATAACATCCCCAAAAGCATCCAGTCCGATAGTACTTACTATACTTGACGGAACTTTGCAAATTCCATTATCTAATTCATCAATACAAATAAGTTTACATCCTGTGATGAATTGATCTACGTTTTCTAAAGGATATCTGATTATACTTACATACTCAGTATTAAGTAAATCAAAAATTTCCTTAGATACGCCTATAGTTTTATCTTCCATAGATGTTTCTAAATCCATACATAATTTGATTTTCATAGTATTTTTATTTCCTTTCATAAAAAGAAAAGTGTAGTGAGAAATAAATCTCACTACACTCTCAAATTCTACATATGACAGAAATTAAATACGTCAATCTTCTGTCCTTTTGTTACAGCAAAATAATCGTTAAGCAATCCTGAGTCACGTGATGTAATCATGTGTTTTACAGGATCAAACTTACGAAACATTTGTTTTACTGCTTCATCCATTATACCTATGATATTGAGGATGTCCCCGTCGAAATCGGCGTTTAATCCAGGCAATATCGATAGAGGTACTGCTAATGTATAACACTGACTATCAGGTACTACTCTTCTGATATTCATAAGAATAATGGAATAATAATTTAGCGTCGGATTTCTGTTAATTACAACAGAAGGTTTCTCCACTTCAATAATAAGTTTCATGATTTCATAAATACGAGGATCAAAATTATATCCTTGCTCCCAAATAGTATTAGCCTGAGCTAATGAAATATCATGAATCTTCATGAGGTAGTGAATGATCTTTAATTTAAACATTACATAGAAACAGCTATAACCCAAATCTACTTCGTTATCAAGTAAAGTAGGATCAGGTACGATTACATTACGTGCTGTGAAATTTAACGATCCACCAATGAGCTGATCACGAATCAGTCCATCTTTAGTATTCAAGAGTTCAAAGTTAAACTCCCAAATCTTGTTGGCACGTGACTGAATTCTGTTAAGAATTACAGGTGTTTCGATTTCTTCAGAATCTCTTAAATTTCTTGCAAGATTCGTACAGGTATTTATATCCTTATCGATACCTGTGAAATAAAAGTTTTCTGAAGTTACTGACTGTTGTCTAAGTAATGTAGTGTAAACAGGAATATGTGACGTGAATACCTTAAGTCTTTCGTTCTTAAGCATATCAAACGTCTTAGCCTTATTGGGCTTCTTTTTCTTATAGAAATCTATGATTTCGTCATACCTCATTCGAAACTCTTCGATACCAATACCACAGAATGGGCTCTTAGGATCAAATTCCTTCATTTCTTCTTCCGTTAAATCAACACGTCTACCATCACGGTCTACACGTTTCTTTAAGAAGATGATCTCGGGAAATTCTTCTCTACCAATAGCTTGCTGAAGTAGTCTGTAATAATGAGGTGCAATGATTTTCTTATTACCAAGAGGAATCCATCCTGTCATCCTCGGATCTACATCTCTAAATTCAATTTTAGTACCACATTTAGGACAAATTTCATCCTCAAAAATAGTACCTTTAAATTCTCCACATTTACAACGGTAACGTTCCTGAAAACTTTGTTCATCAGAAAACGTGGTACCATAAAGAGGAGATTGAGGACCATACAAAGCTTTCTTTCTTGATTCATCAATCTCTACCTCAGGTGGGTCTGTAATAAAAAACCCTCTTCCTGTAGAAATATCTGAGAAAGCACATGCGTCCCAATTGAGTCGTTCAACTTGAACTCTTCGTTTTCCCATTGTGTTAATCACTCCTGTTCATTTATTTTAATATTTTCACTTTATAGATTAAGCAAATAAATCTTTCAATCCAACAACCTTTTGCTTTCATCCAATGTGTTGGAACAAAATATACAGCATTGCAAGAATCAAGTATTTTAATAGATTCTCCTAAATGCCATAATCTACCAGCGTTGACTGGTACATTGTGATGGTGGTAATTATCGACAAATGTAATTTCGTATTCTTTACCATACTTAGCACGAACTTGATGCTTTGCATTGATACGAATTTGATGTACTTGATGCTCTGATAATCCACTCATCTTGTGACTTAAGAATACTCTAAGTCGTGGTTTTTGTTCATCAGTAATTTTCATGTCATAGGCTCCTTTCTGTAAACATACTAAAAAATAATATATCTACAAAAAAGAATTTTGGGTAAACAAAACCCAAAAATCCTTTAATGTCTAAATGGCGGAACCACCGCCATTCAAACGTCTATACTCAAACAATTTTAACATACCATTTTCTAATCAAGTTTGGTATTACAAAAGACTTTAACATCTTTTGTAATTTGTTAATAAACGTCATAAGTATACTTTCAAAAATATTTTGACTTTAAGATTACGTTTCCGGATAAATTAAATCCTAAAACATGTATATGTATTTAAATACATAAAAATAATATACGTTTATTTTTTGGAACTTTATTTTTCTTTTAGTTGTAAAAATCGCACAAAAACAATACTCTAAACAGATAAATTTAAAAGAAAGGTGGTTTAACCTATGATGACTGCAACATCATCTAAAATTTTCTGTAATCAGAGTGCTGGAAATATTGGTCTTATGTATATTTCTGAACAGGTTTCTCCGTCAGATAATACTATCTCCAATTTGAAATATAACGACAGTGCCAGTACGAGATATGCGGAATTCGATACGGTTTTACAAACCTTCAGATGTATAAATCGAAACGGTAGAAAATATTGGGGTCCCAATATTAATGATATGCTTAAGGCAGAGCGAATTGTAACCATGTTATCAACTAATAGTTGGTACGGTGAAATGGATCATCCATACGCTCTTCATAAAAACCAGGATTTATCTTCTGAAAGAATTCAAACAATTGAAATGTCCAGAAGATCTCATAAAATATTATGCCCTGAAGTTCATGGAGACATTCTTAGAGCTAAGATTCAGACTGCATCTGGTACTGAAGCAGGTAGAGGTTTCTGTGATGAGATTATTCAAGGTCTCATTCCATCCTTTAGTTGTAGAGCAATTGCTGGTATACAGATGATTGAAGGTGAACCTTATGTAATCGTAAGAAAACTTATAACTTACGACTGGGTTTTATATCCTTCTCATAAAGAGGCTAATATGGATGGCAAACCTAAGTTTATCATGAAGTCTTCTGCTTTGGTATCTTTAGAATCTGCCGGAATTGACAGAGCTAGAGAAATTGAAGATATCAGAAACCAGTATACTCAGGATGTATTAATTCCTCTTAAGGAGATTCTGGAATATACAGGTATGAAAGATCCTAACACTCAGGTTATTTTGGAAGCATTTGATTTATCTCTTGATGATATTGTAGGATTTGACAATAATCTCAATCATGCAATTATTAGAGATGGTGATAACACAATCTATGCTAATATTTCTCCCAAAACAAAACATGAAGTTAGTAATTTCTTAAGTTCATTTTAAAGGAGAAAGATAACTATGTTTGGTAAAAAAGAATATATAAAAACTACTGCTAAAGACGGCAGTACAATTTATACAACTAAAAAGCAGTTTGCAAAAGCTGCTGAAAGAGAAAGAATTCGTAGAGAAAATTTACCTACAGGAAGTCCTGACGGAACAGTTAGTGCTGAAGTTGGTAGATTAATGAATTTACTTGGCGACAAAGTTAAATATCTTAAACGTATCCAGATGGAGGCTTCTGATCCTAAAAAAAGACAGGAAAAAGGAACCCAGTTTAATGGACGTATGGATGATATGAAAACTACCAAAACCGATATTGACAAATGCGTTAAGGATTTATATTCCTTAGGTGTTAAAGTTAATAAAGACGCGTTAAAACGCGGTAAAGTTGTTTATGAAGGAGGACATGATATCATGTTGACTACTAACGAAATAAAATCTATGAAGCTCGATGTTTTTGAAGAGAACAGCAAGGGACTCATCAGTAATGAACTTAGAGATTATATGCTCACAGTTCTCGAGTCTGTTTCTGGTGAAATTGAAAGACTTAGAGTATTCAATGAAAAGGTAAATGAAAAGATTGATGCTCAGAGAGAAAGATTCAACCATTTCATTACTGAATCATTTAATGCAGGTCTCATTACTTCTACACAGTATGAAGTATTTGCAGAAATGGCTAATGACAATTTCTTGTTTGATGTTGCTATGCCGGATCAGCTTCCTGGTTTAGTTTCCTCTTATCTTGAGGCCGCTAAGGAAAATGATGAAGTTAAGAAGGCAGAAATTAAGGCTAAGATCGATGAAGCAAATGAGATGAAAGCTCTTGAATCTGGTAACGATGTTGTAACTGAAGGAGCTGATTGTTCTATCGTTGAAAAGCTTGAATCTTTGAAGATCAAGTTATCTGATGAAGAGAAAGAGATGGCGGAGAAGTTCGACCAGCTTATTGCGGATGCAATGAATAAAGATGATAAAAAAGAAGAGCCCGCATCTGAAGAACCTGCAGAAGGTGAACCTGCTAAAGAAGAACCTGTAAAAGAAGGTGCTGAAGAGAAGGTTGAAGAACCTAAGGCAGATGAACCGGCTAAAGAAGATAAGGGTGGTAAAGGTGAAGAAGAACCTGTAACAGAAGAACCCGCCGGAGAAGAGCCTTCAGGTGAAGAGCCTATTGAAGAAGGCGTAGAAAATACTATTGTGTCAGGTTTTGACGCAGTTGTTTGTGAA